GAGGTATTAATGAACCTTAGACGGTTGGCGTTGTTTCTCGAAGAAGTTCGTAAAGCTGTAGGTATGCCGTTGCATATAAACTCTGCCTACAGAAGCCCCGACGCTAACAAAAAGGTTGGTGGAAAACCCACAAGCCAGCACTGTAAAGGCACGGCAGCAGATATAAAAGTTAAGGGGATGACCCCTGACCAAGTTGTCAAAGCGATAATTGCAGCTGGGTTACCCTACGACCAAGTAATACGTGAGTTTGATAGCTGGACTCATGTTAGTATACCGAACACAAAAGATGAAAAGCCCAGAAAAATGGCGCTAATTATCGACAAAACTGGAACAAAACCGTTCCCAAGCGCTAAGGGTTAACTATGGCATCTACTTCAAATAACCTACGTATTACCTTAATTGGTACTGGCGAACAAGCTGGTGTTTGGGGTAATACAACCAATACTAACTTAGGCACGCTGTTAGAGCAAGCCATTGTTGGGTTCACACCAAAAACCATAAACAGTGCTACTGAATACCTTGCAGTTATTGACGGAGCTAGTGCTGAATTTCGATTCGCTAATATCCGACTTATTGGTGCTGCATCCGCATACTACTTATTTGTACCCCCATATACTAAGTCCTACACGATGGTTAACTCGTGTAACTACGATGCTTATATAGCCGTAGCAAGTACACCGAATACAACAGTACCTGCACAAACATTTAGTGCAACTATATCAGGTACAACAATGGTAGTAGCTTCGGTATCTACGGGAGTTTTACTGTCGAATGGCATGACAATAACTGATGTTAGTGGGTCAACTGTAGCTGCCGGTACAAAAATAGTAAGTCAAGTTTCAGGTATTACAGGTGGTGCGGGTACATATACAGTTAGTGTTAGCCAGAGCGTAGGTTCCGCAACAAGTATGTTTGCCTCACTGCGTATCCCTGCTGGTAAGGCGATGACGTTCTTCTCTACAGGTACAAGCATATTTGAATCTGTTAATAATATAGCTGGTGACTTATCTGTACAAGGTGCTTTGTCTGTTAGCAGTAATGCTACGTTTGGTGGTAATGGCGCGTTTGGTGGTACAGGTAGTTTGGGTACCCCAGTAGGTACAACATCACAACGTTCTGGTTCGGGTATCCGATACAATACCACACTGTCACGTTACGAAGGCTATGACATCAATGCTTCTACATGGAGCACTATCGGTGGTGGCGCAACAGGCGGCGGTGCTAACCAAGTATTTTATGAGAACGACCAGAACATAACTGCAAGCTATACGATTGGTGCAAACAAAAACGCCATGACTACAGGTCCAGTTACTATCACTTCGTTTGCTGCTGAAGGTAGCATTGCATATAACGCTGCAGTTCCAGAAACTATATTAACTATTAATTCAAGTCCAGCGCCTATAGGTAGTCTTTATATTGGTGCAGTTATTGTAGGTTCTGGCGTTGCTTCAGGTCAAAGTATTGCGCAATTCCGTTCAGGTACGGGTGGGGCAGGTACGTATGTATTAAGTTCTCCACAAGGTAACGTATCAACCACAGCTATTACATCAGATGTTGTAGTAACTGTACCGACTACATCTAACTGGGTCATTCTAGGATAAGACATGGCAAATATTATTAAAGTAGGTAACACAGTTAATGGGTATACAACAACCCCAGATCAAAGCGGAGCATTAGAAATTAGAACAGGCCCCCTTGCTGGCGGCACTACGGCAATTAGTATTGACGCTTCACAAAACGTCGCGATGGCCGCTAATGCTACTGTGGCGGGGAATTTAACTGTAACAGGTAACATAGCAGGTGCTGCTGGGTTAGGGGTAGGTCAAACTTGGCAGACATTTACTGTTAGTGGGACAGGTCCGCAACGAGTAGCGGGTACTGCTTACACCAATAGTACTGGTAAACCCATTATGATTTCAGTATCAACTTCTAATTCAAGTATTAATGGAGAAACTCTTTCTATAACTGTAAGTGGCGTTGTAGTAGCACAAACTTATCTTAATACTGGTACTGCCCATAATGCGGGCATGACTTTATCAACTGTAGTACCTGCCAGTGCTACCTATACTGTGAATACTACTTCTGCAACACTAAGTATTTGGGCAGAACTTCGTTAATAAGGATAAAACATGTCATTAACAATTAACGGGTCAACCGGATCAATCATAGGCACATTACCTGCCGGTATGATTATGTACTTTGCTAATACTACTGTTCCACAAGGTTGGTTCCAATGTGATGGCAGCGCAAAATCTAGAACTAACTACGTAGATTTATTTAACGCTATCGGTACTGTATATGGGGCTGGCGACGGTGCTACTACATTTAATATACCAGACTTTCGTGGTCAATTTTTACGTGGGTGGGCAAGCAATACAACAACAGTTGCGGTTTTTACTGGGACTATTAATAGTACAACTCTTACTGTAGCTACTCAGCCAACTGGAACACTACGTATAGGGCAAGTTTTATCAGGTACAGGTGTTGTTGCAGGTACAGTTATACTTAGTCAATTAACAGGTACTACTGGTGGTATAGGTACATACTCTGTATCTGCCCCCGCACAAACCGTAGCATCAACAACCATAACGGCTTCAGTACCTGATGCTGGTCGTACTATTGGGTCAAACCAATATGATGCTGCTAGGCGAATAATAGGTACTCTTAATACAAGTGTTTTAGGCTCTTTTGGAACGTTTGTAAATAATGACTCAACCTATAGTGGGGTATTCTCTACATCAGGAGCGCTAAGTGATAGACCTCAAGGAGCTGCCGGTACAGGCTCTAGAACAACGTTATCATTAGATTCTGCACAAGTAGTAACGCCATCAACTGAAGGGCGACCTGTTAACGCTGCAGTAATGATATGTATTAAATACTAAGGAACAACTATGACTATATCTTTAAACGGAACTACAGGAATAGTTTTCCCCAATGCACAAACACAAGCAGTAGCTTACCTACCAGCGGGTATGGTTCAATACTTTGCTAACTCTTCAGTACCTACTGGTTGGCTTCAATGTAACGGCGCTTTAATATCACGTACTACATACGCAGATTTGTTTGCAGCAATTGGTACAACTTATGGTGCTGGCGATGGCTCTTCTACATTTGCTCTACCTGATACACGAGGTCAGTTTTTACGTGCTTGGTCAGCAGGTGCTACTACTATAGCTACATTCACAGGTAACATAAATAATGGTAGTACATCTGCCGGTACAGTACTTAATGTGCTAAGTGCGCCTACAGGTGGTTTAGTTATTGGACAAGTTTTATCTGGTACAGGTGTTACTGCTAACACAAAAATTATTGCACAGGTTAGTGGTACTCAAGGTGGAGTAGGTGTATATACAGTAGACACAAGTCAGTTAGTAGCCTCAACAACTATTACAGCCACGGTGCCAGATTCAGGTCGTGCTATAGGTTCAGGGCAGGTTGACGCTTTTCAAAGCCATAGTCACTCTGCGCCTACTTATTTCTATGACGCTGGAGGGGTTACGAACATATTTCGTGCTTCTGGCGCATCAAACTATAAGGGTGATGCTGTTGTAAATGCAACAGGTGGTACAGAAACTCGACCAACAAACATAGCTTTCCTTTGCTGCATTAAATACTAAGGTGCACGATGCCCCTACAAAAACTTCAGTTTCGCCCCGGGGTTAACCGTGAGGGCACTACACTTTCTAACGAGGGTGGTTGGTTTGAGTGCGACAAAGTGCGCTTTCGTTCTGGCTACCCTGAGAAGATAGGTGGCTGGCAACTAATTTCTGATATTAAGTACCTTGGCACTGCGCGTTCATTATGGAATTGGGTAACTCTAGCTGGGTACAACATGCTAGGTGTTGGTACATCATCAAAGTTTTACATAGAGCTGGGTGGTGAATACAATGACGTAACTCCAATACGCCAATATGCAACACTTACTAACCCATTTACAACAACTGTTGGTTCTCAAGTTGTCACAGTATCTGATGCTAACCACGGGGCTATCACGGGTGACTTTGTTACTTTCTCTGGCGCTTCTGCAGTTGGTGGCGTACCAGCAGGTGACTTAAATCGTGAACTACAAATAACCTATATTGATTCAAATAGCTACTACGTTATGGTGGACACCCCCGCTACATCAGCAGCTACGGGTGGGGGCACAGTTCAAGCAGCGTATCAATTAAATACTGCGTCAGACGTAGGCTCTACGCAAACAGGCTGGGGTGCTGGTCTATGGGGTGGTGTTTCTACAAACGTTGAGACAACTAAGATTAATGTTATTGGCGGTATTAATAGTTCGACTACTACAATAACAGTCCAATCTACAAACGGTTTTGCGGCAGGATCAGTACAAAACCCCGGCATTATTTTAATTGGCGATGAGTTAATAACCTATACAGGTACATCACCTACTACGTTTACTGGGTGTGTACGTGGAGTTAATGGTACTACAGCTGCAGCACATTCAAACAATATTAATGTACAGGAAGCTGCAACCTACGCTGGTTGGGGTCAATCAATATCCACCTCAGTTAATACTAAGCTTCGTTTGTGGAGCCAAAGTAATTTTGGTCAAGACTTATTATTCTGCCCACGTGGTGGCACGTTATACCATTGGGGTCCCGGTACAGGTTTGTTCCCTGATTTTAGTGACGCTAACCCATCACGTGCTGTAGGTGTATTTTCTGGGCTTGTTACTACAACAGATACGAGTACGACAATTACGGTTACTGATGTATATGAAGGTGCTATACATGTTGGGATGTCGGTCTCTGGTACAGGTATTCCCGTAGGTACTACGATTGCAGCGTTTGGTACTGGCACTGGAGCAACAGGTACTTATACATTAAGTAAAGCCGCTACAGCTTCTGCTTCAGGCGTTGCGTTTGCGGGTACTTCTGATGCCCCTACAACTATTAATCAAGTACTAGTCTCTGATTCTTCTCGTATTGTTATTGCGTTTGGTTGTAATGACTACGGTAGTACTGTACTTGATCCGATGCTTATCCGTTGGACAGCACAAGAGAGTTACACAGATTGGACATTTAAAGCAGATGGCTCTAGTCAAGCAGGGTACTACAGATTATCCCACGGCTCTCAAATTATTACAGCCTTACAGACCCGTCAAGAAATTGTAGTTTGGACTGACGCTGCTATCTACGGTATGCAGTACTTAGGACCTCCTTTTGTGTGGGGCTTTACCCTACTAGCAGACAACATCTCTATAGTTTCTCCTAATGCTGCAGCTACTGCGGCGGGTGTTACTTATTGGATGGGTACGGATAAATTCTATTCTTATGCAGGTCGTGTAGAAACATTACCTTGTGCTCTTCGTTCTTATGTATTTGACGACATTAATCGAGATCAGTTTAATCAATTCTTTGCTGGTACTAACGAGGGGTACAGTGAAGTGTGGTGGTTCTATTGTTCTATTACTGGTCCAGATGGAACAGGCACCGAGACTAACCCAAATACCATAATCGATCGTTACGTTATATTTAATTACCTTGACCGTGTATGGTATTACGGTAGTATGTCACGCACTGCTTGGTTAGACAGCCCACTACGCCAATACCCACAAGCTGCAACATTGACAAACCAGATTGTGTTTCATGAAGCTGCGGTTGACGATGGTTTAACTAACCCTCCAACTGCTATTCATTCCTATGTGCAGTCTTCTGATTTTGATATTGGTGACGGGCACAACTATGGGTTTGTGTGGAGAATGTTACCCGACATTACTTTTGATGGGTCTAATACAAGTAACACTACAGATAACCCACAGGTAGAGTTTACATTGCGCCCTAAACAAAACCCCGGTTCACCATATGGCCCTACAAATGCACCTACAGTAACAACAACACAAAACTACTCCAACGTACGTACATATAACGTGCAGGAATTTACTGAGATTATTTATACTAGAGTGCGTGGTAGGCAGATGGCATTAAGGGTTGAATCAAATACTGTTGGTACGCAGTGGCAGTTAGGTACGCCGCGTATGGACGTTAAGCCGGATGGTAGACGATGACCACAAGTATTATTGTTACAGAGTCAGTTGAACTCACAAAAACTAAAAGTCCGGCGCTTCCACTCGCACCGGTTGCTTACGAACGTGCGTACCAAGACTCAGTTAACAACATCTTACGTCAGTACTTTAATCAGGTAGATAACTTAATTGGGCAGCTAAATTTAAGTGCTCTTAATGGCTTGGCTCTACCACAAGGCGCGTTTTATCAGGATGGTGTAACTACATTAACGGCGGGCATAAGTAACTCGGCTACTACGATTCCTGTTGTGTCTACTACAAACTTTTCAAACACTGGCGCAGTTCTTATTGACTCTGAGGTTATTAAATACACTGGTAAAACTACTACTTCGTTCACAGGATGTACTCGTGGTCAATTTGGATCTACGGCAGCGTCACATCTATCCGGAGCTTCTGTAGGTGAGGCACAGTCTGCCACTGCTCCAGCTGCGCTTTTCATGTCTAATACAACCAGCAGTAACGGTGTAGCACTAGACGCTACGGATAAATCAAAGGTTGTATTTACTACTGCGGGGTACTACAACATCCAGTTTAGTGCACAGTTATTATCTTTTGATAACGCTGTTGATAACGTAACATTATGGTTTTCGCAGAACGGAACACAGGTCCCATACAGCGCAGGGCTTGGTACTATCCCCGGAAGAATTAGTGCGTCCAAACCCGCTACAGCAATTATATCGTGGAATATTATTCTGCCTATAGCTGCAAATGACTATATCCAGCTTTACTTTGCTTCGGATAGCGGTAACACTTTAGCTGTAACTTATCCCGCAGGGACTGCCCCTGTACACCCAGTATCCCCATCTATTATTTTGACCGCGACGTTCACGTCTGCCTTATAAAATGATACTATTGACAAAATTCCTTAAGGGTGCGATATGAGCCTACATGCACTAGCCAACCATCTGCAAGAAGCCGGACGCGGCGACGACAAAGTCCTGATCCACATGACCCCTAGAGAAGTTAGCGGTTTGCAATCGCTCGCTATGGCGCATGGTGGTTCTTTGACAATTAACCCAGAAACAGGTCTACCTGAAGCGGGTTTCCTAGATAGGATGCTCCCAACCATTATTGGTGCTGGACTTACCATAGCTTCCGGTGGCGCTTTATCCCCGTTGATGGCTGCAGGTATTACAGGCGCTGGATATGGATTGTACACAGGTAGCTTAAGTAAAGGTTTGATGGCAGGCTTGGGCGCATACGGTGGTGCTGGTTTAGCTAGTGGGTTAGGGGCTGCTGGGGCGGAAGCTGCTGGGGCGGAAGCTGCAAGTGCGGGAGCTGCATCTGGGGAAACCGCTGCTAATTTAGGGTCGCAAGGTTCTGCGTTTAATATACCGGCGGATAAATTTACTACTAGCGTACCAGCAGAAAACGTTTTAACTCCCGGATATGGTGTAAATAATAGCATTCCGGGTATTGCAGGTACTGATGTAAATACTATGGCTAATTCTTATTTGCCATCTGTAAACCCCGTAGATAATATGGTATCGCAAGTAAACGCAGCTCCTGCCCTGTCTGATTTTGGTGGGGCAGGGGTTAATGGTGGGGTCGATCCTAGTCTATATAAAACCGTAGGTACACCTGATGTTGCGTCTACTGGCAACGATATTGATCGTATTATGGGTCAAGGTAATCCACGTAGCTACTGGGATAATGTTAAAGGTGGTTTTGGTAAAGCGACTGATAGTTGGGAAGGTCTAAAAGGCGTATGGGATAAAACTCCAACTGGTACAGGACTTGGCTTGATGACTACCGGCATGGGGCTGATGGAAGAAATGAGAAACAAAAACGCTGCCGCTCCAGAAAAAAGCGAAATGTATTTGCGTCCTTATGAATACTCCATAGCTCAAAACTCTAATGCTTACGCGCCGAATGCAGCAACTTCAGAACGTGAATATTTTGTGCAGCCTAGATTCAAAGCACTGCCTATTGAACGTGTCGCTAAAGAAGGCGGCTTGATGTCAATTAATAAATACGGTATTGGCGGTGAAATTGAGCAGATGTCGGCAGAGAATTCGGTAAGTGGTAATACCATGTACCCACAGTCCCAGCTTCAGACTGCTATGTACTCAAACCCAATGGTGCAGCGTCCTGTACAAAACGAAGTAATCAACGCTGGTCTTGATACACCTGTTGATACTTACACCGGCGAAGCTCGTATGGCTAGTGGTGGTGTAGCAACCCCACAACCTTCTTCAGAGAAAAAGTATGCGTACGACCCAGAGACAATGAAGTTTACTGAAACAACTACGACCACACCTGCTGCACAAGCTAATCAAGGTTTTGGATTGTTTGGTTTAAACCCAATGATGGGTGGAAATTTTCGCGGTCAACAAAACATTTCTAACGGGGCATACTTTGGTTTAACCCCAGCTTTAATGGCAATGTTTGGTGGACAACAACAAGCCGCACAACAACCAACAGTAACTACAGAAACCTTTGGTGGCATAGCAACTCCGTACGTACCACAAGGGCAAGCTGCAGGTGCGCAAGATACAAGTATGGTACCAAACACCGTTATTCCCGCAGCACAGACACCAGAACAACAGCTTGGATTAACAGATTTTTACGCTAATATGAATCAGCGTCTTGCCGAGCAAGGCGGTTATGCTGCAGGTGGTATGGCTAGTGGTGGTATGGCTAGTGGTGGTATATCTACTTTGGGTGGTTATTCTGATGGTGGTCGTTTATTGAAAGGTCCCGGCGATGGCGTTAGCGATTCTATTCCTGCTTCTATTGGTGATCGTCAGCCCGCTCGTCTTGCTGATGGTGAGTTCGTGGTGCCTGCACGTATCGTATCAGAGTTGGGAAATGGATCTACAGAGGCCGGTGCTAGAAAACTCTATCAGATGATGGAACGAGTACAACACGCTAGACGTAAGACCGTAGGTAAAAACCAAGTAGCAAAAAATAATAAAGCCGAAAAATTAATGCCTGCTTAATATGCCCCTATATCACGTATCGCCGAATACACTGCCACAAGTATGGCCTACAGTAGCGCCTATGTTGCAGCGCGCAATTGATATTGACCCCGAGTTAAATGACATCAAACTTGTGGAATATATGATACGTATAGGGCAACAACATTTATTAGTGTGGGAAGACCCTGAAGAAGGAGTTATTACTGGAGCAGCAACAGTTGCTTTCTTAGATCAGTCTATGGAAAGAGTTGCCAGTGTTAACTTGATGGGTGGTAAGGGTATAGTAAGAGACCACGTATTTGACGCAGCTAAACAGTACATGCGAGATATGGGCGCAACAGTTGCACAGTGCATGTGCAGAAGCAATCTTGTTCCGATGTACGAAAAGATGGGCATGGAAAACACCCATCAAGTAATGAGGATTAAATTATGAGATTTAACAATTGCGCAATGGCTTTAGCTGGCATCCCTGATTTGCCTAGCGAGGCATTCAAGCATGACGGTAACCGCAAGATTAAACCGCAAGGTGGAGATTCCCCACCACCAGCGCCAACAAGCCAAACAGTTACCCAGACTTCTATCCCTGAGTACGCACGTCCTACTGTAGAGCGGATGATCGGTAAAGCCGAGGCGCTTAGTAATGCCCCTTATCAGGCTTATGGTGGTGAGCGTCTTGCTGGGTTTACCCCAATGCAGCAGCAAGCAATGCAGGGCGTTGCCAACTTACAGCCTTCACAGCAATTAGGAACTGCAACACAGCTGGCGGGGTTAGGTGGTCTAGGTGCAATGAACGCTGGTAATCAGTACAACATGATGGCTACAAACCCATATGCTATGCAAGCATATATGTCGCCGTACATACAAAACGCTTTGAACCCACAGATGGAAGAAGCCCGCCGTCAGTCAAATATAACAGGGCAAATGAACGCTGCTAGAGCAGTGCAACAAGGTGCGTTTGGTGGTTCAGGTTCAGCACTAGTAGAGGCAGAGCGTCAGCGTAACTTAGGTACTAACCTTGCCAATATATACGGCACAGGTATGCAAAACGCATTTCAAAATGCTCAGCAAGCTCAGCAGTTCGGTGCTACTCTGGGGCTACAAGGCAACCAAGCTGCTATTCAAGGTGCAAGTACATTAGGTCAGTTAGGTCAGACTCAGTTCGGCCAACAAAAAGATATTCTGAACGCCCAGATGAATGCGGGTGCGCAACAGCAAGCACTGCAACAACAAAAGCTAACTCAGCAATACCAAGACTTCTTAAACCAAAAGAATTACGACAAACAGAACATAGCGTTCTTGTCAGATGTATTACGTGGTGTACCATTAAGCCAGCAAACACAAGCTACGTACCAAGCTCCACCTTCTATGGGCGCACAATTAGGCGGCGCTGCCCTAGGTTATCTTGGCGCTAAACAAGCAGGTATATTTGCTAAAGGTGGTAGGGTTCACGGCTTAGATAAACTAGCAATAGATCAGTTGATGAAAGGTTAATTATGTTCGGTCCTATCAACGAGATTAAAGATTTAGCATTTAAATACTCCAAGCCTGAGCTTGGTCGTATGGCACAGCTTGGCATGATTGAGCCGCAAAAAGCTATGATGGCTGGCATGATGCGGGATCGCATTTCTAAAGAAGACGCTAAACCGCCGACAACAACGGTAGCCCAAGACGTACTTGGTATGCAACCACCACAGCAGGTTCAACCTCAACCGCAGCAAATGGGCATGCCGCAGTTGGCACAAGCTCAAGGTCAGCCACAACCACAACAAGCCCCACAGATGGGTATGCCTCCACAGCCAGCCCAACCACCTATGAATGCAACACGAATGGCGGCTACTGGCGGTTTAACTTCTCTACCTGTACCGGAACATGATTACGCAGGTGGCGGCATTGTTGCATTTGATGAAGGCGGCGAAGTACCAAGATTCCGTTCTGGCGGTGGCATGCCACAAATGCCAACTGTAGATTTTAGTAACCTACAACAATACACAGCTGAGCCAGTAGGTCCAGATTACATACCAAACACTCTAGCTGAAGCTCAACAGATATACGAGCAACAAGGTATCGTTAATCCGTATGAAGGGCTAATTAAACAAAACGAAGATAAACGTGCAGAAATTGGTACACGTAAAGAACAAGCCAAAGGCGAATTCCTAATGAATTTAGGCGCTGGGCTAATGAATGCTAGACAAGGCCAAGAGGTAGCAGCTTTAGGTGCTGGTGCTACTAAAGGTATGGCTGACTACAAAGATGCTATGAAAGACGTACGTGCATCTGAAGAAAGACTCGACGATAGAATCGGTGCGTTTAAATTGGCTGATTACCAAGCTAAGAAAACTGGTACTGACGCAGCTATTGCTAAGCGTGATGCCGCACGTAAAGATCTTCTTGCCGCAAAGAATAAAAATGTGGAGACGTCCAACGCCGCAGCAATTGAAGGCGAGAAGATTAAAATGCAAGGATACAATGCGCAAATGGGCTACCGTGGTACTGTTGATGCTGCAGGTATTCATAACGCAAATATGCCTGATCTGTTTAAGATTGCGAATAGCAAACAAATGACTGATGCAATGCCAAATGCTACGTTTGCGCAACGTCTGGAAGCTGCGGGTAATTACCTGCATCCTAAAGATACATACAACGCATTGGTATCTCGTGCTAACCTAGTAAATAAATCTATTGCTGCTAGTAATGATTTGCTACGACAACAATATAATGCTGAAGGTAAAACGGATGCAGAGAGAAAAGCTATTTTAGAAAAGATGAAAACAAACGCTGCGTCAATTAGAGAAGAACAAGGCTGGACTGACGCAGATGATGAAAGATTGAAGCAAGAACATCTTAAGATGAGTAGTGGGCAACAAGGCCAACAAAGTCAACAGGGGCAGATGAAGCCAGAAGAAAGACAAGCTGCATTAGCGTTTATACAGGCAAACCCAAATGACCCACGTACTCCCGCTATTAAAGCCGCACTAGGAATGTAATAATGCCATTCGACCCAAATGCTTTTCTGCAAAAGTACGGTACACCTGCGGAAGGTGAAGCCGCGCCAACCGGTTTTGATCCTGATGCTTTTATAAAAAAGTATGCAGCGCCGCAACCTACTGAAAATCCAGCAGTAACTTCTGGGCCGAACCCACTAAATCCGCAGCAGCCTGAACAGCCAACACAAGCACCTGCACAACCTGCACCTGTTGCTAGTGAAGAGCCTGGACTACTAACCGATATACTTAAAGGTTTTCAACGTATTCCATCCAGCTTAGCTGAACAATATGAAGGACTAGCCACACGTAAATCAGCGCAGATGGCTAAAGGCAATCAAGTCCAAACCGCGTTGTATAACATGATTGACGCCGGTGAAATTAAATCTGATAAGGATCTTGATAAAGCCTACTTAAAATTATTGTATGGCAAAGAACAGCTATCCCCAAAAGAGCTATTAAATCATGGCGACTTAAAAGAAACTTTAGCGCTTGCTGATGTGTATGAGTATATGAACTCATCCCCAGAACATCGAGCCGCAATGAAAAAAGGTGTTGGTACCGCACTAGAACAATCTACTACTAGGTTTGAAGAATCACAAGCACGTAGTAAAGAGCGCCAAGCAGAGCTAGAGAAGCTAGCCCCAAGGGTTAAACAGTTTACTGATATTAGTAGTCCGTACGAAGCAGCTAGTTGGGCGGCTGGTAGATTACCTGAGTTTGTTGGTACAAACTTACCACAGTTAGGTGCTGCGTATCTTACCGGACCCGGTGGTCTTGCCCTTACTAGTATCGCACCAGAATTATCAGGCGGTACTCAAGAACGTATCAAACACATGGAAGGTATCGTTAAAAACGAACCAGACCCTGCTAAGCGTAGACAAGCCTTAATTGATTATGTAAATAAAACTCAAGACGTAACCTTACATGCAGCTGTGCTTAATGGCATGACTGATATGATTATTGGCCCTGAAGCGGAAGCAGTTAAACTTGGCGCACAAAACGCGTTTAAAGAAGAGGTACGCAAAGAAGTTCTTAAGAAATTACCGAAAGCTGTAGCTGGCGAAGCTATGGGTGAAGGTGCTACAGGCGCTATCCAAGAAATTACCAATATGGTAGCGGAAAGAACTTTAGGTGAACTACAGGGTGATGTATTTAGTGCGGAAAATATTAAACGTGTAATCAACTCAGCAGCTGATGAAGCGCTTGGCGGTGCCGGTGTGTCTACTGGAGTGCAGCTAACTAAAGCCGCGTTAGCAAAGAAAAACTTAGCCGACACAGATACGCCTGAAGGTAGGGCCATACGTGGGCTTGATGAATTGGCTGATCGGGAAGAAAAAGCCGGAACAACAGAAGAGATGACCGTTCCGCCTGCCCCACCTGCTCCACCCACAGCACCGCAACGTGCAATACCTACTGAACCACTATTTACGTTTGATACCCCTGAACAAGCGCAAGAGCGTACTAATTTATTAAAAGTTAATCGCCCTAAAGAAAATTTTGCTGTAAAAGAAACAGAAGATGGCAAATTCGGTGTATATCAAATACCGGTTGAGGAAACAGGAAGCACAAATGTTACCCCACCTGCAGTAAATAAAAAAGAAGTAGAACAAATAGCTAGAGGTGGGTGGTTTGAGTTATCCGATGCAGAGCGTTTAGAACTGCAGGGGGATTTACAGTTTCTTAAAGATTCAGGAAGAACTATAACCATAAATAGTATACCCGAAGAAATTCGAGCAAAACTAAGCCATTCTGCATTAATAAATTTAAAATCCGCGTTAAACCAAGATATCGATGCAACTATAGCTGCGCTAACGCCGTCTAGCAAAAAAGAAACAGCCACAGGAGGTGAAGATGTTACCGCACCTATCACAGACACAAGTGGAGTTGGCGCTGAAGATATTGGCAAACCCACACAAGGTACCGGTGCCGGAGTCACTACACCATCTGAGGGAGCAGGACTGGGTGTTTCTGATACAGATGTTACGGGAGCTGGAGTATCAGAAGGAATTCAGCCCCATACACTAACCAGAAAGCAATTCCAAGAAGCTAACACAAATCTTCACACGTTTAGTAATATATTCTCGCCTAACTTTGAGTTTAAAGAAAATCCAGATGAGATATTAGCTAACAATACTGAAAATGATATTCGCCTTGCAAGTAAATTCTTTGGGCTTTCTTTTGTTAAAGATATAAAACGTGCAGCAGAGAAACTTGCAAAGACCGTCCAAAGAATGAAGATAGCGGAGAAGTTAGACCCCGCACAAGTGGCAGAGATGAAACTGCCTGAGTTAAAAGAATTAGCTAAATCACTTGGGGTATCTTCGTACGGAAATAAAAATGACATCATAAATTATGTTAATAATTTTTACTCTAACTTAGAAGGTAAATTTGAAGAAGAGTTAAAAAACTATGCGCATGAACAAGCAGTTCGTAAAGCTGCGCAAAAGGGTGAACCTATAAGTGATGAGGTACTAAAGGACTATCCGGATATTGCTGCATACGCTACCCCATTAGGTTCTGAATCGTATACTCAAGCTATAAAACGTCTATCAAAAAGAATGTTGCCACAACATTTAATGGACGTGCCAAACACTGCGCGACATCTTAGAGAGGATGCTGAACACTCAGATGACGCTAGACATGCTTCCGTGCTAAATGATGTTGCTAATGCAATGGAAGAGTATTACAAAAACGCTTTTGGTATAAAAGAAGAAACACCTGCGGCTGAAGAAACTGTACCTACAGAAGAAGAAGTAACCGCGCTTAACGACACTATTGAAAAAGGTGTAAAGGATAAACTTGAAGGTTTATTAGTTGGCGATGAAGTTAGATTTGGTAACACCCCCGGCGTTGTTGTCGGCATAGAGGGTGATTATGCTAAGTTTCATTCAGCTAGTTCATCTAACCCTAAAGCGTATACCCGTATACCAAAGAACCAATTAACTTTTGTATCGCGTCCTAATACAAACTTCACATCTGCATCTTCTAAAGAGCCTACAAAGTTTGGTGAAGAAGCAGCTATTCTGGATGTAGATAAAGCTAGAATCACCAAAACTCTTGGCGCAAATATGTATGCGTCCAACATCGCCGACGTTGCTGTTAAAGAGCTACTACAAAACTCTTTCGATTCTATCAAAGCCGCAGTTCACTTTGGAGAAATTAAAGAAGGCAAGATAGATATTAAGTTTGACTCGGATAAACGCACCATAACTATTGAAGACAATGGGCAAGGTATGTCGTCTGAGATAGTTAAAAAAGCTTTCTTTACTATCGGCGGGTCAAACAAAGCCGGTGTGCCTATGGAACTGCAAAGTGGCGGCTTCGGTATGGCAAAGCTTGGTTTTATTATGGGGTCCGAAAGTATACAGTTAGATACTGTTAAGGATGGTGTGCGCACTAAAGTAGATGCTACTTCCGATGAGATAGGCAACGACAATTTTAAATTGATGAAAAGCCCTGCTCCAGCAGATGCGCATGGCACTACGCTAACAGTAAAGATACCAAAAAGTTATACTGATGCTCGCACTGGTGAAGAAAGATCAATTTACTTTCCTGGTAGTGTGCATGGTGTAGAGGCGTTAAATCGTCCATTGATAGGGCCAGTAGAAGTAAACGTAGATTTTGATGGTCGTGAAAAAACTCTTCCTATGGGAGCTAAGTTTGACTTTGAAGCGACACCAAAATTAACTACGGTTAAATTTCCTTGGGGTTCGGCAGATGTGTACTTTGGTGTAGAGCGTAAATCTGATGAATACAGCGTAAACCATAGAATTTTAAGTAGCGGTGTATACCAGTTTGATTATGGTAAATTTAAGTTGGGAGACAATGAAAAAATACCGTACGATATTGTAGTAGACGTTAAATCAGCTGTACCTGCTACTGATAGAGAATACCCGTTTGAAAAAAGCAGGGAACGTTTTAACGCAGTAATTATAGAAGACATAGAATCACTAGCTCAATACCTTGCAAAAGTAGCTAGAGGGCATGAAGCAGAAGGACTGCAAGAGACATTTAAAGACATTGTGGCTATGCCTCGTACAGAGGTAGGCGCAGAAACGGCTGAAGCATCTAAAAAACTTAAAAAAGTTTTTGACAAACGTGGCGATACAGAAAAGGGTACATATGAGTTACCCCCAATGCCTAAAGAAATTATAATATCAGATGGTATAGTTAAAGACCTTAAAGGTACTGTACTAGTAGATAAAGAAAAGACAGACGATAGAAAACGTAAGTCTGGGTTTGAAGCGGATAAAGCTGCGCCTGAAATGTTCCAGTTCTTAACGGATATGAAGCAGGACCCACGACAGCCAATATTTCACAATAATGTAAGTACAGATTTGCTAGAAGTTGGTCGTAAGTATGGTAATCCAGAGCAGTTCTTCGCCGAGTTAGGTACTCTAGTAGTAGAGATGAAAGAGGAACTAGCCAAGAGTAAGATATATTCATACGACCAGTTAAGCCCAGAAAATTTATTCTTTGCTGGTGTATCCGTAGATAAGCAATACGGCGGCGTGTTTATAAAAGTACCATTCAAAGGTATTTTGCTTAACCCGTTTTATGATTGGGGTGCAAAAACTTTATTTGGTATCCGTCAAAACTTTTTAAATACTATGATTCATGAGATTGCGCATCAGACATCTGGTTCGCATGATCGCTCCCATGAAAACGCCATGCTAAAGATAGAACAGTATTTAGCAGATAATGGCATGTTGGATTATTTTAGGGATGCTCTACTAGATATTTTAGTAAAGCATGAATCAACTTTTACCGCAATGCGGGAGGCGTATGGAAGATCAACAACAAAGAACGTTGCAAAGTCTCTTGAGGATTACGGGCAATCTCCCACCTCAGCAGAAACTGGAAGAGATGAGGGCAGCCGCACAGACACGTCTGGTAAATTATCAGAACGAGGGGAACAAGTACGGGATAGAAACGTACGCGCCGATAGTGGAGAAGTTAGAAATGGCGAACTCGGTAGAGGAGGTCCTAAGTTCTCTATAAGCAATGAAGAAAAGATTATTAATCAAGGTATGGTTTCAGGCAATTTATCGCCAGATATAGTAGAAGCCATAGCAAATAATGATCTTAACGGTGCATTAGAACTAGTAATCGATCGTTTAACTAGAAATGGGTTTAGGGGCACAGCGTCTTATTTCTGGGGGCAACTTGCGACTAGATTGTTAGAGTTGAATCTTCCTACTGGCATACGTATTGGTGATGCACGTGGGATAACACGTAAGTCTATTGATCTATCTAGTGCGCCATCTCAAATACAGTTGTTTAATTTTATACGTGTGGCTATGCCAGATGTATATAACAAATATTTTCAAGGCTACGATAAAGCTGAAAATCTTGAACAAGTGTATGCAGGACTAAAACATATAGAGGGCAACCCAAAACTAAAATCGGTAGAGCCGTTGTACGACATAGTACGTGCGTCGTTTAATGCCAACATGCCTGCTATAGGGGCGCTTGGTGTTTATTTTCCAAAGTTTGACGAGATAAGTTTAAACGACCAATATAAGGATGGCCTTTCGTACCAAACATTCTTGCATGAAGTAGTGCATGCCGCTACAGAAATACTTTTGCAAAGGCCAGCAAGTGAGCGTACCGCTGAACAGAATGAAGCTATTGAAGAGTTAAAAAAGTTGTTTAAATACGCACAAGATACTACTCTTGATGCACACTATGGTCTTACTGACTTATCAGAGTTTATTGCGGAAATATTTACCAACCCAACTTTCATAAAAGACTTAAAGGGCATACCGTACCCACCTGCGCGCACAAACATATTTAATAAGTTTGTACAGGTAATAATGAATATGATCGGCATGGATAACGTTGCTGGTCGTGCAATGGTAGAAGCGCAAAAACTATTTAATACTGAGCGTCCAAACGCACCGGTGTCGGCAGGTCCTAGATTTGCTCGTAAGCCGACAGGACCAGTTACTGGTGGGTTTAGGGTACTTGAAGACGTTATAAAGAGTATCCCGCTTTGGTCTAATGCTAAGCATAATATTATTTCTGCTATATGGCGTGAAGGTAATGGTGTATATCGTAGACGCCAGTTAGGTCTTATGTTCTTACGTCAAATTTCCGACGCTTCTAAGACTATGTTCCCGCAGATTAATACCGTAATTCGTACGGTAGAAAAGATGATTGCCTATCGTGGCAAGATAATGAATGAAGGCGGTGACATACTTAAGAAATGGTCAGAGGCACAATCTAAAAATCCAAAGCGTTCACAACTGCTTGGTCGTGTTATGGTGGAAGCTACCCTACGTGGTATAGAAGTTGACCCACAAAGTAGTCAATATAACGTACTTAATCCTGTAGTAAACAAAGAGTTGGCAGATGCGTGGAACGTACTTGGCCCAGAGTTTCAACAGATATACAGGGAAGTTCGTGATTTCTATACACGTGCAGTAAACGAAACTGTGCAAATGATGAAAGACCGAGCCAATAGTATTACTGATCCTGAAAAACGTAAAACTCTTCTTGCTCAAATTGACAATCAGTTTGGTCCTGATAAGTTAAAAGGTCCGTATTTCCCATTACGTCGTTTTGGTAATTACTGGTTCCAAGTTGGTAAAGGTAATTTCAAAGAGTTCTATATGTTTGAGAACCCTGTTAGCAGAACTTTAGCTATGTGGAACCGCCAAGCTGAATTAGCTAAAGGTAATGCAACGCAACAGGAGTTAGCAAAAACAATAAAAACTGGTACAGGCGTATCTGATATATACAGTAAAAATTCTGGCACTATTAAAGTATTAGATGACTTAAAGAAAACTGTAGATGCAATAGGCCAATCAGTAGTAGATGCTGCTACTGGGTTACCAAGAGATAAAACTGTTGACGAGCTAAAGTCTGAAGTAGAAGACAGCCTAAACCAGCTTATATATCTTTTAGTGCCACAGCAAAGCATGAAGAAGATGTTTATCAACCGTCGAGGCGTACAAGGTGCTAGTTCAGATATGCTGCGTGTGTTTGCTACGCATGTATTGCACAGTGCATACCAACGTTCTCGGTTTAAATACGGCCCAGAATTTACAGATAACCTAAGTAACGCTTACGATTATTTAGAGTTACAAAAGTACAGCGGAGATACGCACGAAGCTTGTACAGATATTATTAAAGAAGTAGAAAAACGCGTACCAAATATTCTTGGTACAGAAGATACGAGTGTTCTTGCTAGAGCCTCTGGCGCACTTTCAGACGCTACGTTCTACTTCATGCTTACTGCACCGTTTACCGCTGCATTAAACCATCTAAGTTTCTGGCAAACTGCTATGCCGTATCTTGGTGGTACGTTTGGGTATACAGAAGCTAACAAAGCTATAGCTATTAACTTAGCTAAATACGCTATATCCATACCAGAACGAACTTTTGTCCCATTAAAAAATGGCGTATGGTCAAGAGTTTCTTTCCCGTCTATTGTAGAGAGTGACCAGTTAACAGGATTCCTTAAAGATGCTGCGCTACAGCTTGTCCAAGAAGAGCAGATAAATATATCTTTAACGAACGACGTGCTTAACCTTACTGGTCGCCCATCAGATTCGACTGTAAGTAAATACGAAAACACTAAGCGCATGCTTGGCATGTTGTTCCATCAATCAGAACGCTTGAATCGTGAAGTGTTGCTGTTGTCGGCGGTAGAGCTTGGATATAACAAAATATTGTCTGAGCCTATTAGAGACTATAGAGGTATCGTACAGCGTGATGCACAGGGCCAACCTATGTATCATAAACTTGATTCAACTTCATCTGACGGAACAACGCAATACTCTAAAGATGCATTAGAGTTAGCTATGAATCAGGCTAAAGATATTGCTGGCTTATCTCTTGGTGACTTTACTCGCCAGATGAAACCTAGATATTTAACGAATCCTGGCGTTGCGCTCTTAACTAAATTTAAGCAGTACGCAATAATGGCGTTCTATATGCTTTACCACAATGCAAAGGTAGGGTTTATTAAGCCATTTAGTAATAAAGAAATAAACCAATTACGTGGTGTGCTAGAAGACCACTACAAGAATGCTGTAGATAAAGATAAATTAATAGAACGTGATATAGACGACGTACAAAAGTACCACAAAGAACTTCAAAGAGAGGCTAGAAGCAGATTAATTGGCGTAACTGGAATGTCGTTCTTTTTTGCAGGCGCATTAGGTACTCCATTCTTAAGTAGTGTGTTACCTTTATTAGTCAAATCTCTTACAGATGATGACGATAAGGATGAATTCTTTGACTGGAAGAACTGGTTTAAGAATTATATGACTACAAACTTTGGCGGTTATGCTGCATCCATGCTTGAGAAACTTGGCATGAAGCCAGAGTCGGCTAAGAAACTAGGTATAAATATTGGTAAGTCTGTTGCATACGGTCCGGCGTCAGTAATGTCAGGTGGTGCATTAACAGAGCGTATGAGTTTAGACCCAGTAAGCTTGTTCTATAGAGATGCGGGCTATCATCCTGATCTTAAAGAAGACATACAGCAACAGATGATTGCAAACTTAGGCCCCGTTGCAGGGCTTGGGTTTAACGCTGTAGACGCACTAAAGTTATTCCAAGAGGGACAAGTTGGGCGCGCTGCTGAAAAGTTACCTGCTATTGTAGGCAAACCAATCACTGCCTATAGATACGCTACTGAGGGCGTTGTAACTAGAAGTGGTACGCCACAAATACCAAAAGGTAAACTAGATTCGACTGAAATTGCTATGCAAGCAATCGGCCTGCAGCCTTTGCGTGTGTATGAAGTACAAAAGGCGGCTATTGAAGTTAAAGAGAAAGAACAAAAAATTCTTAATCAGAAAACCGCAATTATGAACGACCTATGGATGAGCCGTAATAATGGTAAAGCATTTAGTGCAGCTATTGATGAGGCAGTTAAATTTTCATCCAAGCACCCCGGAGTACGCATAAAAGGTGAGGATATAAGGCAGTCATTTAAAGAACGTGGCGAGAGCGAAATATTGGCAGAGATATATGGCGCACGTTTAGAAAAAGGCTTACGTGGTGAACTTAGTGGTATGACTGGGTATAGCAAGAAATAAAAAAGCCCCAGCGGGGTGGCTGGGGCAAAAGACTACTTTAACGAAGGAGAAAGTAACGAGAAATCGCTAAATTCAAAGACATAATACTACCTAATCCGCCAAACACGCAAGCCTCTAATCCCCTCTTCAATTACCAATTTAATAACTACTTTATAGCCGAGTCGGCGGGTCACTGTTTTGATCTCTGCTTTAGCTATATCTTTGTGAATGCACGGGACAAAAAAAGAGGCTCCTAGCTTGAAGCCCCTCCAATTTATCTCATACTTAACACCATCAATTATCATCTTCCTCGGTACGTTCTGCTGCGACTTCTGTAGCTAATAATGTGACATCCATAAACTCACCTTTAGCGCAGTCAAATACATACGTGTCTACGGGCGGGGTGCTAGATAGCTTGGTGCCTTTAGCCATACGCTTCTTAACTGTGCCGACATAGATGCCTTCAGTTGCCAAAGAATTAAGCACGTCCTTCATAGTGATTTGGTTCTCGGCACAATACTCCCTGAACTTCTTAGCTATGATGAACAGCTTCTGGGTATCTGGCTCCATACGTAAGATAAGCTCCTGCCGTGGCTCTAGTATCGGCAACAACTCCACCCCTGTACGCTTGTCGGCCTCATCGTTAATAACCAAAGTATTCATACGATGCTCATTCCAGAACTCACCTATCACGCTAGCAACAGAGGAAGCTGGTGGCTTAATCTCCTGACGCATCTGGGTGAACTCGACCAACGCCCACTTAAATACCTTGCCAACATCAATATCGATAAGTCCAAGACGCTTGGCAAACAACGCACCTGCTAAGTTGCATGCTGCTACACCTGACCAAAACCTTTCCCTATTCGTAAAACCAATCTTGCGGTCAATAAGGATTTGCAGGTCTTTAACTTCTTGGATGCGTTCCTCAAGATTGCAAACCAAGTCACGTAGGTAGATACGTCCCGCATGCCCATAGTTTGTGTACAGCTTGGGGAATATCTCGTCGGCCTCTTCTTTTGGTATCTGCGTACTGGCAGGGATTTGCCATTCGATCAGACGCATAAGCTCACCATCTGGTGTGGACTTCAACGACTTCAGCTTATCCACGCCGGAAGCATTAGAAGAAGATAGAACCATGTTCTGCCATTTGGCAAAGTTCATACGCTCTACGTTCTCACTTGCTTTCATTCGGCCTCGACCACGACCTTGTGAAATAGCATAGGCAAAGTCGGAGAAAGCATCAGGGTGCATCTTAGTAATCTCATCGCAACCTAACGGCAGGTTGTTCATGACTCCAAGCCTGTGCAGTCGTACCGCTAAAGTATCCCGCTCGATCAACATAACTTCTTCTGGGTGTCCATACACACTGTGCATAGCTTTAATAACTGTAGTCTTACCAGTACCAGATTCGTTGTTAATCATGTTCAACAATGCACCTTTCAGATTCAGGTGCTTAAGTAACGGACCGCCAAAAGCTGTGAAGAATCCAAAAGCCATAGGCTCAAAGCCGTCACGACCATACACATTAACTACGCTCTTCCATTCTTCCAAACTACCGACAGGGGTAAAGTAATCTGCAATCGGCATAGTGTAGCTAGATGGTGGGCTATAACGATCTCCATCTGCGCATATCTCTGTATCTCCTACAACAAGAGATTTGTTTTTATCTGTCCATCCAAACTGGGTTCTCATTATGTCTGCTCCTTCTCTGCACTGAAGCTCTTTGGCAAACTTAACGATATAGCCCATGATTAGTTCCATTTGTTTCTTCATAGCTATAACGCCAAACCAAGCAAGCTTTTCTCTTAGTTTATCCGTAGTGAGTAAATCCACTGCGGGTAGTGCAAACTCCTTAATACCATCTTTCGGTGTGTGCAATCGCATCCAAACAACTTCGCCGTTCTGTGGGTCTTTCATACGCTTAACCACATACAGGTCATGCTCATACACTAGCGTTGGGTCATCGCCTTCATCCTTCGGCTTGATATATACACCACCCATCCTGCCCCTAAAGTATGGGAAAGGGTACTCAGGTATTGTGTACTTTACTGGCTTAGAAGCATCTTCGGCTTTGTACTCGACAACGTTATCCTCCGGAGTGGCCTCGATTATCTCTTGTCCTAGCGTAATAGGAGAATTGATTTTCCCTTCGTTGGGGCACCCCGCACAACCGCCCGGATTGATACGCTCAAACGCTTCACAGGTATACGGACCTCTGATCTTCGTTATCTTTTGTTGCGTACCTTCTGGTGAGTAATCAGGATGGCCTAAAGATACTTCGTGAATACCAGTCTCAGCGTCTACACAGAATGCAGGTATAGATAAAGCTGCTCTCCATCTAGGCTCTTCAAGTGATTCACGATTCTTAATTGCATCTTCAAGCTGCTTACATCCGTTACCCTTTTCTATCTTCAACATGATTGTGCTAAAGCGATGCTGCTTATTACCCATCAGCGCACGAGTTAATTCGTTGACCTGTCCTACAGCATAGTCAGGAATCTCGTCCATGTTGCCACCGAGTGCGTTCTTAAATTCTTCAAAGTCAACTGCGTCAGAGGGCAGTATCATCGACACCGCTAACGGAGGGTCAACCTTAAAGTTAAACGTCTCTGGTACACGAAGAATAGATGCAACATCAGCAGTTCTAGCAGGGTCGGCATCAAGTCCACGCTCGTGACATACAGTCTTTAAGCGATCAGCTACAGGCTTCCATTGCTGTCTTGTTATATCAGCAGTAAGAGGCCAATAGGCATGAACACCGCGCCCTGAGTTAACAAGGTATGGTCTTGGTAAGCCGACTTCCTTACAAAAGTCTTTAAGTGCATCAACGCCTTCGGCTTGACTTGCGTATGGCTTACCTTCACCACAATCAATATCTAACCAAAATGCACGAACTGCTTTTACGTTGTCAGTAGTACGGGTTTTCTTTGCTTCATACTTAGCACATGCAAAATATGCGTCGTAATGCTTTGCTACTAAATCATCTATTTCTTTTTCAGCTTCTTCTAAGGTCTGCACGAATACTTGTTTCGGCGTTCCTGTCTTCTTTAGTCCAACTATGCAGTACCATCCCTCAGACGAGAGGACTGCAGACAGTAAGTCTGTTTTTGCCATTGCTAGTGTCGTCCCATCTGACGGTTATAGTTTGAATCTAGCCTTTGCTAATACCCCAGCGATGGCTTCAGCATGCGCTTTACGGGGCAACCATTCCCCAGAAAACCACTTGTATATGGTCATCCGGCTTACACCGAAGTATTCGGCAATGTCTTTTACTGGAATGTCTTTATGTATGCAGAACCGCCCCAGCACTACACCGGGGCTTTCTGTACTAGCAGCTAGGTTCGCTTTTATGATGCTCGAAGCGTACCCACGTGGTTCCATGATTACGCATCGTCGTCAGTTGCCCAACTATTTATGACATCCGCAAAATCTTTCTTAGCAGCGGGTTCTGCGTTCTTCTTCGAAGTACGTTTAGTCGGCTCCTCAACTTTGCTTTCCGTCGTGGGTTGAGGCTTAGCCAATGGTTTAGCCTTAGCACCATCAGTTGTCGCGGGGGTTTGTGCAATAGCCGATTTAGCTGCAGCTGAGTTACCTTTCTCTGTCGCAATTTCCCACTCCTCACGTGTTAAGAAACGGATTGGTTTGAATGTTAACTTAGGTGTATCAGAGTCTGAGTCAAGACGCATTTCGGTAACGAGAGTATTAATGCTCTTACCTTGTGAGCCAACATACTTAGCATACTGTTGGAACGGCATCTTATCTGAGTCACCACGACCAAAGATAGAAGTAGATGGTAATGTTAATTGGTACACATCACCTTTAATATCGTCAGCCAATACTACTGCCAAACGTTGTTGGAATCGGCAAGCACGTGAATCGCCTTGACCAGAACCTTTGATGTTCTGTGGGCATGCTTCGCAAGTTGCAGATTGTGGTGATTCCAAACTAGCGTCAGGTGTTTTGCCATCATTAGACC